GAACAAGCAGTTTAACAATGAGGCTATTGGTAAGTACAGGTTGTTTAAGTTACAATGTTTAGACCTTCTGGTACTTGAAGAGATAGAATGGAATGGTATCTTATTTAATGCTGATAAGGCTCGACAGAAAGCCGCTGAACTTGAAATAGAATTAGCAGAGTTAAGTAAAACCTTAATGGACATAGTTGGTAATGTACCATTGAATATTAACTCTAATGATCACTTGTCTTGTTTACTTTATGGTGGTATCATTAAGGTTGACTACCGAGTACCTATTGGAGTGTACAAGACTGGTGCAAAGGTAGGTGAAGTTAGATACAAGGTCTTAGTAAAGGAATATGAACTTCCACAACTTGTCAAGCCTTTGAAAGGGTCAGAGACAAAGAAAGAAGGGTACTGGAAAGTTAATGATGATATACTACGCCAGTTAAAACTAAGTAAAGAGGCTAAGAAGATTGTTGAGTTAATCTCTAGGTATTCTGAATTAGATAAACTACGTGGTACATATCTTCTTGGGTGGTCTAATCTGATTGATACAATGAATTGGGAGAAAAATATGATTCATGGTAATCTTAATATGTGTGTGGCTACAACTGGTAGGCTGTCAAGTACTAAACCAAACTTACAAAATGCCGACCCTTTAACTAAAGAGTTTATGGAAAGTCGTTATGGATAATACGTTTAACTTAGAACGCGCTATTGCTGGCGAACCGATTGAAACTATATCTGGAGCTCCAGTTACGTTTGTTGCGTATCGACCTAATGTGAGGTGGAGTAAGCAGCTCATAGTGGAGGTGGGAACTGATATATGTACATACCATGCAAACGGAAGATACCATAATTTAGATACCAGTTACCCTTATGACCTTCACATGAGACCTAATCTAAAACAAATTGACTGGGCTAAGCTACCAGTTGATACAATTCTTACCCTTGGTATTTGTACAGGAGGAGATAAACGCTATTTCAGTTCGTTTAACAGTGGGATGGTATATTATTACCGCTTCGGTGCGACCTCGAAAACTGCGACCAGCAATTCAGACGTATTCACAATTAGCCCCCGTAACGCGAAGATTGCACCAGACCAACCGTGGACGGTATGGATAGGTGGTGAATGGCCAATACCTGACGGGCTTGAGTATGAATACATGACTCACGACAAACATCAACGCAAAATAGTTTGCGTAGAAAGCCCGAGTGAGTACTTGTGGGATGAGCATCTTATTTACGCATACAGACTAACTGGCAAGGTATTGGACGGGTGGGTGTTATGATAGACTATAGTGCCATAATGCAAGACCTGCCACGGCTTCGAAGCCTTTAGGACTATAAAAGATGATTCTTAACTGCGATGCAACTTTTATATGTTAAAGAAATTGCTTGACTTTAAACCTATTCTGTGGTATAATAGTAGTTTAAGGATAGGAGATTAACATGTTAACAGTAGAAGAAAAAGCCCGTCGATTAGCAGAAGGGTATCCAAGAACCAAAGAAGAGATAAAAAAAGAGAAGGCCTCTCTTAGAAGTAAGCTGTGGTATCAGAATAACAAAGAAAGGTCTAGGAAAAGAAATAAGGAATGGAGAGAGGCAAATAGTGAGCAGTATAAAGAAAAAGTAAATCTTAGTTATCACAGAAGAAAAAATGATGTAGTAAATATTAAACATTATTTACTAAAACATGCAAGAGCTAGAGCAGCTAAAAAAGGATTAGAGTTTTCTTTAATAGATGACGATCTAATTTTACCAGAAATCTGTCCTATAATGAAAAAGCCTTTCGATAAAAGTAGTAGAAGATATGCTTATTCTATAGACAGAAAAGACCCAAACAAAGGTTATACTAAAGATAACATTTGGATTATATCTCAAATAGCTAACTCTATGAAATGGGATTCCACAGAAGAAGAGAGATTACTATTTGCAGAATGGGTATTGACTTTAGAGAAAGGAGTTACCCCTTGATATTAAATTGTGATGCCAAGGGTCTTTAGAAACTTATGCAGTAGCTTATTTAGCACAAGATAAGGTACTTCTAAAAGAACTCATAGAGGGGTTAGATGTCCATGGAAGTAACCAAGCTGCCTTTGGATTACCAAGTAGACTTATAGCAAAGGTGTTTGTATTCCGTTTAATTTATGGAGGCTCTGCTTATAGTTATGCTAATGACCCAGACTTCTCTGGTGTATCTAAGTCAGAGAAGTATTGGCAATCTGTCATAGATAAGTTTTATGATAAGTATAAAGGGATTGCTAACTGGCACCAATCTATTACACAGGAGGTTGTACGAACAGGTAAACTAACAACACCAACAGGACGCAGGTTTACATTTGAAGCAAAGCGTAACTATAAAGGAGAACTTCAGTGGCCTATAACCACAATTAAGAACTACCCAGTACAGTCTTTAGGGGCTGACATAATGAGTTTAATACGTGTGTCCTTTATGAGGAGGTTTAAGAATGCTAATATTGATGGCTTCATTGTCAATACTGTCCACGACAGCATCGTGGTTGATTGCAGTAGAGGAGAAGAAGAGCGAGTTACTGCGCTTTTTAACAGTGTTTTCAGCGATGCTCCTTCTAATTTTAAGCGTATCTTTGGTGTTGAATTCAACCTTCCTTTGTTATGTGAAGTAAGTAAAGGTAATAATATGAAAGAAGCTAAATAATAGTTGACATACTATTTTAATAATGGTATAATATTTATATACAATCAAGAAAGGTAATACAATATGAACGTAAACGGCAAAGTAATATCTGTAGAATTAAATGTTGAGATAACAAAGAAGGATGGTGGTGTATATCAAGGTGCTCGTTTAATGTACCGAGGTGATGATGGACGAATGCAAGAACAGGCATTTCATAACAATGCTTTTAAGTTTAATGCTCCACTTAAAGTAGTATTATCTAATCTAGCACCAAATGATAATATTGTTATTGTGAAAGAAAAGAAAGGGGAATTTTGGAACGTAGTTAGTATTACTAAGCAGGGTGAGGTGACTACTACTATCATGGAGGCAGCCTCTAAGGCAAACCCTGCACCTAAGAGTACTTATGCAACAGCAGAAGAACGGGCACAAACACAAGTATATATCATACGACAATCTTCTGTGTCAAGTGCTGTAAACTTAGCGGCTACTCTTAAATTAAAGAATGAAGAAGAAGTCCTTAAGGTTGCGAAGAAGTTTGAAGCATATGTAACAGGTTCCTCTGATTTTGTAGAAGAAGAGGGTGTCTTTGGTATGCAGGATGATTACCCAGAATGATCGCCTTGATCGATAGTGACATCGTAGCGTATCGTTGCGCCGCTGCATGTGAACTTGAGCCAGAAGACATGGCTCTTCTTAGAACACATGAGATGATGCAAAACATCATAGATGAAGTAGGTGCAAAAGAGTATAGGGCATTCTTATCTGGACCTAATAACTTTCGGTATAAGATTAACCCAGACTACAAAGCTAATAGAAAAGATAAGGAGAAGCCAAAGTACCTACAAGCATGTAGGGATTATTTAGTTAGGGAGTGGCATGCAGAAATTTGTGATGGCTATGAAGCAGATGATGCCCTTGGCATGGCTCAAGATAAGGAAGGGGATGAGGAAGGGAGCTATGATACTGTAATATGCTCTATTGACAAAGACCTCTTAATGATTCCAGGCTTTCATTATAACTTTGTCAAGAAGGAATTCCTTACTGTAACTTATCTTGAAGGCATGAAACATTACTTCAAGCAAATGTTAATAGGAGACCCTATTGATAATATCTTTGGTGTTAAAGGAATTGGTAAGGTTAAAGCAGCTAAACTCATAGATCATTTAGATAATGCAGAACATATGTATTTAGTAGTTCGTAATCTATATGATGATATGGATAGGTTTAGTATGAACAGTGATTGTCTTTGGATAAAACAAGCCAAAGATGAAGTTGACTTTGACGTAGATTGGTTTGACGTAGATTGGTGTGATATATATGAAGAAGACGAAGAAGACGAAACGCACTGATGGTTTCAGGAGTCAATTTGAGGCTAATATAGCTAAATATCTTAGTGATAACACCATTCCTTGGGAGTATGAGTCATGCAAGTTAATGTACAAAACACCAGAAAAGCTTCACACGTACAACCCAGACTGGGTGATAAACGGGGTGTTATACGAATCGAAGGGGAGATTTACAAAAAGGGACAGAGACAAGATGCTACATGTTCGTACATCGAACCCAGATGTGTTGGTAAGGATGGTTTTCATGGAGGCGAAAGTACCCATTGCCAAGGGTTCTAAAACTACCTATGGAGACTGGTGTAATAAGCATAACATCGAATGGTGTACATTTGGTGATGCTAAATGGAAGGAGTGGTCAGAATGTTTATAATACTATCTCCAATAACAGGAGTAATGGTTGGCTTTGAGTACTTTAGTGACAACACAGGTAATAATATAATGCTTGACTTATTCATTTTACGTATTATCTTTAATTGGGAGTGATGGGATGAAAACTCATTTAGTACTACCAGATGGTCAGACTAAAGCAGGAGTACCTGATGAACATTGGTCTTGGGCTGGTAAATTTGCAGCAGAAAAAAAGCCAGACACAATTATCAATATAGGTGACTTTGCTGATATGCCTTCTTTAAGTAGCTTTGATGTCGGTAAGATGTCTTTTGAAGGACGAAGGTATACAGACGATATAGCTGCAACTAAAGAGGCAATGGCTAAATTTACAGAACCAATTGAAAAGGAAAAAGCAAGGCTTATACGAAATAAAGATAAGCGATGGTCTCCTAAAATGATTCTTACTTTAGGTAATCATGAAGAGCGTATCAATCGAGCTATCAATACAGATCGTAAACTAGAAGGACTTATCTCAGTTGATGATTTAAAATATAAAGAGTTTGGGTGGGACGTTCATCCATTCCTGGAGGTAGTTGTAGAAGATGGTATTGCTTATTCTCATTATTTTGTTTCTGGTGCTATGGGCAGACCTGTAACTTCTGCTAAAGCCCTTACTACTAAGAAACATATGAGTTGTATCATGGGGCATGTACAGAAGACAGAGATTGACATGAGTCAGTTTAGAGCCGACGGTACTCCAATCATTTCTATCTTCTCTGGTGCTTTTTATCAACATGATGAAGAGTACTTAGGCATACAAGGTAATGTGCATCATAGGGGTATATGGATGCTTTATGAGGTGAACAAAGGGTCTTTCTGGCCTCACTTTATATCAATGGAATTTCTACGGAGTAAGTACGGATGAAGACTATCTATGTAAAGACTAACACTTGTTCTACTTGTGCCAGTAATGATATGGGGACAAGAGACTCTAGGTCTGCTACCTGTGGTGAGTGTGTGCAATTTAGTAAGTTTTCTCCTTTAGTTCCTGTTTATAGTGGCTGGAAAGTAGGGGACTTTGCTTATGATCAAGGATATGATCTATATCAATTTAACATCTTAAAGTATATTGATAGACATAAACGTAAGAATGGTAAAGAAGACTTACTAAAAGCATTGGATTATTTACAGCATTATATTAAAACTATCTATGGGGTATGATATGGATTGGAAGTCAGTACTAGGACAAATTGCTCCTACAGCAGCAACACTTCTTGGAGGTCCTTTTGCAGGTCTTGCAGTAGCAGGGATAGGGAAAGCTCTTGGATTAGATCAACCAACAACAGCAAAGATACAAGACGCTTTAACTCAAGGACAACTGAGTGGTGATAACATCCTTGCACTAAAGAAAGCAGAGTTAGACCTACAAGCACACTTAGCAGATAACTCTTTGAAGGTGTCTGAGAATGGTATTGAGTTAGTTCGTATTGATGCTGCTGATGCAGCTTCTGCTAGAACTATGCAAGAGACTGTAAAGAGTTTTGTACCTCCTATGCTTGCTGTTGTAGTAACTGGTGGGTTCTTTTCTATATTAGTTGGTTTAGGTACAGGTTACTTTAATGCAAGTAACCAAGCCTTAAACATTATGTTAGGCTCTCTTGGTACTGCTTGGATTAGTATAATTGGTTTCTACTTTGGTAGTTCTGCTGGCTCCGCAGAAAAGACTAGACTATTAGCACAAG